GTCTACATGACCACCGTGTTCAATTGGTGTTGGTGTTTTTGTAATTAAACCAAAACGTATTCTTAAAATGTTTTTTAATTTTAAATCTGCTTGTTCACATGCTCTTTTAAGAATGTCTTCGCATTTAACTCCTAAGAAACTTGTGGGTTCTCCAAACTCGTATGCCGTGTGTGCAAAACTGTGATCCCAATCTGCATCGTCGTCAAGATCTCTTTTAACATCACTTGTACCACGTACCCAAAACCAAGGTATGCTAGGATCGTGTCTTACTCTGCCAACGCCACTGTCAAACTCTGATTGTGGTAAAAAATTTGGTAGTACTTTAAACATTTAATCCTCTGTGTTTAAACTCTTAAGCATGTCACGTAGTTTAGTACTTTGTGCTTTACCGCTAATCTTTCCAACAGTATCACCATCGCCTGGCTCGCGTAGTGCAGTTTCTTCTCCTGCATCATGATGTGATTCTAATACTGTGCTAGTCTTTTTAAGATTGTTTACAATGGTGCTTGATTGAGTTTGATAATTATTTTGTTCGTCTTCTGCAAGATCTCTAATACGCAAACTGTCTACATCAAACTCTAGATCTACTTTTTGTCCTACACCACTTGATGAACGTGTTTTCATAAACTGTATTTGATAACGACCACGTTCTTTCATAGCACGGCTTGTAAAGATACCAATCACGTTATCAGCAGTTTGAATCTTACTAAGTCCGCCTGAAATATGTGAATGATCAAATTCAATTTCTTCAACCGCCGCTCTGTTTAACTGCGATGCTGTTACAAATACACAACCTAGTTCCATTGCCAAGTTACGTAGTTCTTCTGATACATATTTGTCTTTTACAAACAAATCACTTGGCGATACTTTAACACTTAGTGGCATCATCAAATCTAGGTAGTCAATTAACAATACATCTGGCTTGCACTTGTTTTTAATTGACCATTCTTTAACATAACTACGCAGGTCATTTGCATTCTTACCACTTGGCATATACTTGATTTGTATCTTGCCTGACTTCTTGCCCATCATTCTAACTTTCATTTCTACATCATCAAGACTTTTAAAAATCTCTCTTGTAGCAATACCTGTAAGCATACTGTCAATACGCATTGCTGTTAGTGCTTCTGAAAGTTCTAAACTAATGTACAACACGTTCATGCCTTCTGTTGCAAAGTTTACAGCCATGTTCTGCAAGAACAAACTTTTACCTGCACCCGAACCACCTGCAAAAATGTTTAGTTCGCCTCTGTTAAAACCACCAAACAATTTCTTGTCAATGCTTGGCCAACCTGTGCTTACCTGTCCGTTGTTATCTTTTAATCCTTCAAGTCTTGCTCTAGGATCAGCAAAGTAGTCTGTACCCATATCTTTTGCAAGACCAATTTGAATTGCTTCTTTAATCATGCCTTCAATAGGACCATACTCACCCTTTTCAAGTAAGTCAGCACCTTTTAGAATTGCACGTTCTAGTGCTTTGTGTCTGCTAAACTTTTCAAATGTATCCAATAACCAATCTGTATGTTCTTGTCCTACCGCACTAGCATCTTTTAAATTTGTTTGGCATGCACTGTTAACAATATCAAGTTCAGGCATAACTTTATATTCGTCAACATACTTCTTGATAAACTCTGCACCTTCACGTAGTTTTTGATCAAAGTTTTCGCTTTCAAAGATGCCTTGACATCTTACAAATGCTTCCGCATCTGCTAGAAACATTTCTAAAAATAGTTTTTGTATGTCTGTATTAAAGTCTTGCATAGTTTATATTATACTGCCTTTTTGTTTAATCTGCAAAGTAAGTTTTTGCCAGAAGTTGTATTTTAATTCCACTAGTAACACTATGAATAATCTTTTGCATTGTGTATATTTTACCATAACGTTTAACAGCATCAGCAACGTCTTTTACATCAGCATCAGGCCAATCTGGAAAAGCAACAGTCCATCCATATTTAATCGCATCGGTAACCAATTGTTCTCCACTTTGATCTTTATCAGGAACAACAATAACCTGTCTTTGCAAACTGTTTATTAGCATTGCTTGTTGGTCGTTTACTTCGTTACGTAATACTGCTACGCCGCCTATGCTTATTGCATCAAACGGTCCTTCTACTACAATAACAAACTGTCTATCCCAGCCTTGTCCATCTAGGTTAAAAACATAACCCGGTTGACTATCTGTAATATATTTAGGTGAGCCGTCGCCTAGTTTACGAGCAGTGTATCCGACTATGTCCCCTTGATAATAAAAAGGAACTATCAGCCTTGTTTTATATGATCCTTCGCAGGTCCACATAAAGTCATAGTCACCAATATCAAGGCCACGATCATAAACTACATACTCGACGGCTCTGATGAATTCTGGATCTAATCCGCTTGGTTCTAATGCTTTCCAGTTATGCCATTCCATAAAAGGCCGAGCACCAACTGGCAGTTCTCTCTTTTCAAAAACAGGCAACTGTA